GGGTGAGACTATTGAGTTACTTTTGTGGGAGCCTACTAAGTTCACAAAAGAGTAGAATTAAGAACATGCAATATAGTGCATAAAAGTCTAATAAAATCAAAGGAGTTGCTTAAAAAAGAGGCACTTGTAAGGAAAGTACCTTAATTGGGGACAGATCAAGGGAGAGAATCCGTACACGAGGGGCTGACATAGGGTCTTGTGAGAGCCTCTAAAGTGCTCACAAGGGGCTATGAAGATACGGAGTATCTGTGGAAGATATATATAATTATTTTGTTTAATTTAACAAAAAAAAGCTTGACAAATAGAAAAAAGTATGATAGAGTGTTGGAATCCTAAATAAAAGGGTCGTACTCCTGACGTTACTAAAGAGCCTGCATGGGCTGCGAGGAAGAGAACACCGACACACGATACACCCCCGTGGCTAACTGTCGAACTGGACTAGGTGTAGGTATCAGTTAATGTCTTGACTACTCAGGGTGGTATCACTAGGGTCAAGGTTAAAAGGGAATACACCCCTCATGGGAACTTGGGGGTAGGCTTGGTTAAGAGTATGGTCTACCTTGGAGAGGCGTTGGATTAAGACGAACCGTTCACACGGGCCTTCTATCCACCCCTAGAGGAACTGTGTCCCAAACATTAATAACAACATCTCCACCAAGGACAAAGATGGAACCAGTACAAGAGAAACGTAAAGCAGGTAGACCCAAGAAGGGTGAGATAGTAGCCAAGAAGACTAAGAACAAAGGTGTCTTAGGTAGGCCCAAAGGGGATACAGCTATTATCAATGAGTACAAAGCTAGGATGCTTAACTCCCCCAAGTCAGCTAAGGTCTTGGAGGCTATCTACGATGCAGCCCTCAATGATGACCATAAGAACCAAGCTGCTGCATGGAAACTCATTGTAGATCGCATTGTGCCTGTCTCTGCCTTTGAAGCTACTAAAGCTAATGGTTCTACCCCACAGATCAGTATTAACATCTCTGGTCTTCAAGGGCCTACGGTGGACGTAGCGGAAGATGTGACGGACGTAGAGATCAAGGATTATGACAATGGCTGAACTTAACTTTCAGCTACTGAAGTGGCAACAGAAGGTCTTCAAGGACACTACACGGTTTAAGGTTGTAGCAGCAGGTAGGCGTTGTGGTAAGTCTAGACTATCCGCTGTAAGCTTGCTTATTGAAGGTTTAAACTGTCCTGAAGGGTCTGCTGTGATGTACATAGCTCCTACCCTTGGACAAGCTAGAACTATTATCTGGGACTTGTTACATGAACTTGGACGACCAGTCATTAAATCATCACACATCAATAACCTCGAAATCCTTCTCGTCAACGGTAGGAAGATATTGGTTCGTGGTGCTGACAATCCTGATTCTCTGCGTGGTGTGTCTCTTACCTACGTGGTTCTAGATGAGTGTGCATTTATCAAGGAAGACGTATGGCAGAAGATCATCCGAGCTTCCCTGTCAGACAAGAAGGGTAGAGCTTTATTCATCTCAACCCCTAGTGGACGTAACTGGTTCTATGATGTCTTTAAGCTAGGTTTAGAGGGTGACGATGAAGAGTGGCAAGCGTGGCACTTCACCACCAAGGATAACGAGACTATCGACCCTAAAGAGATTGAGGCTGCTGAGAGAACTCTAAGCTCCTTTGCCTTCAAGCAGGAATACCTCTCAAGCTTTGACAATGCAGGGCAGGATGTCTTCAAGGAAGATTGGCTTAGATATGCCCCTGAGCCTCAGTATGGGTCTTACGTCATAGCGATTGACTTGGCTGGTTTTGAGGAAGTAGCTAAAAGTGCAGGTGCTTCCAAGAAACGATTAGACGAAAGTGCCATCTCAATCGTTAAGGTAGAGGACAACGGTAACTGGTGGATTAAGGACATTATTCATGGACGTTGGGACATTCGTGAAACTGCTAGTAGGATTCTTATGGCTGTGCGTGACCATCAGCCCATTGCTGTTGGAATTGAACGAGGAGCTTTGAAGAACGCAGTACAACCCTACCTCAACGACTTGATGAGGAAGAACAACGTCTACTGCCACATCACAGACCTGACACACGGGAACAAGAAGAAGACTGACAGGATTGTTTGGTCTTTACAAGGTAGGTTTGAACACGGCAGGATCAGCCTTAACGATAAACTGGACAAGAGTGACTGGAAGGAATTTGTAGACCAGTACCTCATGTTCCCTACCGCTGGCGTTCACGATGACTTAATAGATAGTTTGTCTTATATTGACCAGCTTGCTGTAACCAGTTATAATACAGATTACGAAGATGACGACTACGAAGTTTTAGACACTATATCAGGATATTGACATGAAACAAGGCTTGTACGCAAACATCAACGCAAAGCGTAAACGCATTGAGGCTGGCTCAGGTGAGAAGATGAGAAAACCCGGTAGCAAGGGTGCTCCTACAGCTCAAGACTTCAAGGACTCAGCTAAGACTGCCAAAGGAAAGAAGAAAAAGAATGCCTAAAGCTAAAGATCCAAGACTAGAACGTGCTGGCGTTGAAGGCTACAACAAGCCTAAGCGCACACCTAACCACCCAACTAAGAGCCACGTAGTTGTAGCTCGTGAGGGTGACGAGGTAAAGCTTATCCGCTTCGGACAGCAAGGTGTTTCAGGTTCTCCTGAAGGTTCAGCACGTAACAAGTCCTTCAAGGCTAGACACGCTAAGAACATTGACAAAGGACGTATGTCAGCAGCTTATTGGGCTGACAAGGTTAAATGGTGATAACTAAGGGATAACATGGATAAATACAAAGAGAATGAGAACGATGCACCAGAGTTCGATGAACCTACTGAGGCTGACAAAGACTTGGTAAGCTACGTCACAGGCCACTGTGATTCTTGGAGGGACTGGCGTAACAGTAACTACCTTGAGCTTTGGGATGAGTACGAGCGTATCTTCCGTGGTGTGTGGGCCTCTGAGGACAAGACTCGTGAATCAGAGCGTTCACGTATCATCTCTCCAGCCACTCAGCAAGCTGTGGAGACTCGCCACGCTGAGATCATGGAAGCTATCTTCGGTCAAGGTGACTTCTTTGACATTGAGGATGACGTTCAGGATGTCAACGGTAACGACATTGATGTGTCCCTAATTAAAGCTCAACTGAACGATGACTTCAAGAAGGACAAGATCCGTAAGGCTATCGACCAGATTGAGTTGATGGCTGAGATCTACGGTACTGGCATCGGTGAGATCGTTGTCAAAACTGAGAAAGAGTACGTTCCTGCTACTCAAGCAATCCCCGGTATTGTTGGTCAAGCAGCCATCGGTGTTGCTGAGAAAGACCGTATCGCAGTCAAGATCGTTCCTGTCAACCCTAAGAACTTCCTGTTTGACCCTAACGGTACAGCAGTGGATGACTGCCTTGGCGTTGCAGTTGAGAAGTACGTAGGCTTGCACAAGATTGTCAAGGGCATTGAAGACGGTATCTACCGTAGGGTTAACATTGGCCCTATGTACGACACCGAGGACTTGGAAGTTACTCAGGAAGACACACAGTTCCAGACTGACAAAGTTAAGCTCTTGACCTACTACGGTCTAGTCCCCCGTGAGTACCTAACAGACATGGGCGACAAAGAAGAGATGATGGACTTGTTCCCTGAAGAGAGCGAAGCTGACGAGTACACTGACTTGGTGGAAGCTATCGTGGTTATTGCGAATGATTCTTATCTGTTAAAGGCTGAGGAAAGCCCATACATGATGAAGGATCGTCCTATCATTGCCTATCAGGACGACACAGTTCCTAACCGTCTGTTGGGTCGTGGTACTGTCGAAAAAGCTTACAACATGCAAAAGGCTATTGACGCTCAGATGCGTAGCCACATGGACTCACTTGCTTTGACCACAGCCCCAATGATCGGTATTGACGCTTCTCGTCTGCCTAGAGGTGCTAAGTTTGAGGTTAAACCCGGTAAGGCAATCCTGACCAACGGTAACCCCAACGAGATTCTCCAGCCATTCAAGTTTGGTGTCACAGATGGTAACAACCTCCAGACTGCCCAAGCCTTTGAGCGTATGCTCTTGCAGGCCACAGGTACTCTGGACTCTCAAGGTATGGTGTCTAACGTGTCTAGGGACGCTGGCGGGGCTGGTATGTCTGCCGCAATGGGCGCTATCATCAAGAAGTACAAACGTACCTTGACCAACTTCCAAGAGGACTTCCTGATCCCATTCATCAAGAAGGCTGCTTTCCGCTACATGCAGTTTGACCCTGAGCGTTACCCCTCAGTGGATATGAACTTCATGCCTACAGCTACTTTGGGCATCATGGCTAGGGAGTACGAACAACAGCAGTTTATCTCTTTGTTGCAGACTCTAGGCCCTGATACCCCTGTTTTGCCTGTTATCTTGAAGGGCATCGTTTCTAACAGCTCTCTGACCAACCGTTACGAGATGATGGCTGCTCTAGACCAGATGGCACAGCCTAACCCTGAACAGCAACAGCTCCAGATGCAGCAACAGATGCTTGCCTTGCAGACAGCACAGGCTCAGTTGGCTCTCCTGCAAGCCCAAACTGCTGAAAAGGCAGCTAACGCCCAACAAACTCAGGTTGAGACTGCCTTGATGCCAGAGGAAATGAGGGTTAAAGTGGTTCAAGCAGCCTCTAACAACCTAGATCGTGGCGATGACTTCGGTAAACGCCTCCAACTGGCTGATAGGGTGCTCAAAGAGAAGGAAATTAACCTCAAAGCAGCAGATATTTCCTCAAATGAGCGTATCGCTATGCTCCAAATGATGAAAAAAGCATCAAATAGTTAAAGAAAAAGCTTGACAAAGTGCTACTTTTATGCTAGAGTAGCGTTATTGTAACTAATAGGTTCTCCTTATGGACAAAGAACTACAGAAATTTTATGAAGAAGCGTTTTCCATGATGGCTACCGTAGGGTGGCAAGACCTCATGGAAGACCTTACCAAGGTTAAAACCAATTATAACGACCTGTCAACTGTCGCGGACACACAAGAACTTTATTTCCGTAAAGGACAGCTTGACATCTTGAATTGGCTTTTAGGGCTGAAAAGCTCGTATGAGAAGACTTACGAAGATCTTCAGGTATCGGGAGACATTTAACTATGGCTCGTAGATTCTTTGATTTCCTTTGTGAGAATTCCCATAAAACCGAGGCTTTCGTAGACTCTGAGGAATACACAGTACTCTGCAAGGAGTGTGGTTCCGAGGCTAAACGGACAGTCTCTGCACCCATGATGAAGTTAGAAGGCATTACAGGCTCTTTTCCAAGTGCCTATGACGCATGGGAGCGCAAACGGGCTGAAAAGCTCGTACAAGAGAGAAAACAAAACTCATAAGCATTTATAAGCCGAGGAGTAGTTTCTATTTTTAAATAATCCTAGAACCGTTATACCGGCAGGAAAGGAAGTTAATATGTTAGTAGATGACAACGAAGAGTTAGGTACAGGTAGTGAATTGGACGCTGTTGAAGAACAACAAAATCAACAGACCACACAACAACAACAAGTAGAACCCACACCTCCAGCTTTTGAAGTCCCCGAGAAATACAAGGGTAAGACAGCAGAAGACATTATTAAGATGCACCAAGAGGCTGAAAAGCTCATTGGTAAGCAAGCTCAAGAAGTAGGTGAAGTTCGTAAGTTAGCCGATGAACTCCTGAAGCAGTCTCTCGCATCCAAGCCTCAACATATTGAACCACAAGAGCCTGAAATTGACTTCTTTGAAGATCCTAAGAAAGCAATTCAAAAAGAACTGTCATCTCATCCTGATGTCATTGCAGCCCGTGAAGCTGCTTTGCAATTCAAGAAGATGCAGATTCAGCAGAAGTTAAATGCAGAGCATCCAGACTTCACACAAGTTGTACAAGATCCTGAGTTCGTTAACTGGGTAAAATCATCACCCGTTCGTATGGGCTTGTACACCAAGGCAGATGCTGAATTTGATTACGACAGCGCTAATGAATTGTTGTCTACATTTAAACAGATTAAGTCTGTCAAAGCACAAGAGACTAAAGCAGCCGGAGAGGTTGCCCGTCAAACTGCTATGAAAGCTGCTGGAGTAGATGTAGGCGGTACTGGTGAGTCTTCCAAGAAAGTTTATCGACGGGCTGATCTAATCCGTCTACGTATGACTGACCCTGCTCGATATGAAGCTCTGTCTGACGACATTATGAGAGCATATCAAGAAGGGCGTGTTAAATAAATTTAATATTATTTAGGAGCTTTAAAAATGGCCGCTACTTTTGCAGCAACCAATGCTGTTACAACTACCAACGCTGATGCGTTTATCCCCGAGATTTGGTCTGATGAGATCGTCGCCGCATACAAGAAGAACTTGGTTGCAGCTAACCTCATCAAGAAAATGTCTCACCGTGGCAAGAAAGGTGACACCGTTCACATTCCTAGCCCCACCCGTGGTTCTGCCTCTGCCAAGACTGCTGCTAACGCAGTGACCTTGATCGCTAACG